ATGGTGGATCGATACGGTGAAGAGCGCCCCGCGTTCGGCGCGTGGCTCCTGATGCAGAAGGACAGGGAAGGGCTGGTCGGCGCGCTCGTCGCCGCAGCGAAGGCCGATCGCCAGTTTCCGAAGAACGGTGGCCCAGAGGATGTCCGCAAGCGGCTGCGCGACACGATCGCCGATGGCGAGATGTTCGAGGCGGTCGACGATGCCGAACTCGACTGGGTGAGCTACTGATGCCCCGGAGCGTACTTCCCCGCCGGATCACGCTGCAGGATATAAGCTACGTGGTCCATTTCGCTTTGCAGCAGGTCCCCCGGAGCGTCCTGCTCGATCTGAGGAGCAAGGATCGGTTCGTCCACGACGCGGCCCTTGAGCAGATCACTAAGCGCATCGTCGCGCGGTTCGAGGGATATGAGATCTATGGACCACCTGAGGGGAAGAGCCATAGCTGCCTCTGAGCCACGCGGATCATTCGGTCGGTGGCTGCTCGCCCAGGCCGGGCGAGACGACTGGATCGGCGATCTTGCGCGCGCCGCGAAGAACGATCCCGGCTTTCCTCGCCGTGGCGAATCTGAAGACGTTCTGCGTCGGGTCCGCTCCACCGCAGCCGATGGCGACATGTGGCAGGCCGCGCGAGCAGCCGAGCGGGAATGGCGGGAAGGCTGCCAATGCCCTTGACCGATTGGGAGCTATGGGCCTGCGCCCAGCAGGTCATCAAGACGCACGGCGACCGGGCGCCGGCATTCGTGGCCGAGCGGATCGAAGCGCTGGCGGTCGCGGGCGATTACTTGGGGGTGCAAACTCTCCCCGAAATTCCAGTACGCCCTTTCCTGGTCTGTCAAACGGGATACGTTCATGTTCAACGATCCGGCGCGCGGGCACTGAAAGGCAATTCCGCCCGCGCTCCGGAGCCTCGCCGGTGGGCCGTCGGCGGGGCTCCCTTTGGGCGCTAATCCGATCCCGTCCTTGCCCACCTTGCTCCCCGAAGCGCGATCGGGCCCAATACTGGTGGGCAGCGTTCGGGGCCTCTGCGCTGTCCGGAGCCCCGTCGGGGTGACACGGCGGGGCTCCTACCCGTCAGACATCGCCCGTCTCGGGCCGCGCCTCGATCGGGTCGCCCTCTAGACCGCAGCGCTTTTCCGTACGCAATATCCACGCTCGCGTGACCGCTTCCGACCGGCTCTAGTGGCGCTGCAGCGGGCGGTCCCCCACTTTCTGCCCGCTGCACATCTTCAGAGCGCCGCTATCTCAGCGCTCATCACCACCCGCAACCAGCATAAAAAAAGGAACCCACTTCACTTTTCTGTTTGACAGAAAGGAAGTGAGTTCCTAAAACTGTTCTTGTCAGCGGGGCCCAACCCGCTGGCAGAAACGGAGAAACGAAATGCTTAATTTCGCCCTCCGGTTCAAATGGAAGCGGATCAGACTGACCCTCAAAATCCGCCTCTAACCTGACCGGCTCTCGGACCCGCCAGAAGAAGCGGGACGGGAGCCGGCCTCAAAATACGACGGAGGCCGACATGATGCAAGCGGACGAACTCAAGGCCCTGCGCAAGGCGCTCGGGCTCACACAGGCCGAGCTTGGCGAGGCGCTGGGGATGACCTCCAAATATGTAGGCATGATGGAACGCGGCGAGGCGGCGATCGAGATTCGGACCGCGCTGGCGATGCGCTATCTCGCCGAGCACCCGGAGGCGGCCCGGGCGGAGGTCTAAACCTCTTCGACCGTGAAGGCGGCGGGGCTTCGCTGGCGTCAGGCCTCGCCCGTTTCCGGCAGTAGCCCGGCGATATCTTCCATCTCTGTCGCTCCCGCCGGAAGTGCCATCCCCGCCTTCGCCGGAAAGGCGAACCGCCCGTCCGTTAACGCAACAATGTCCGCCCAACACCGGGTCACTTGGACCGGGGCGACCTCGCCGGTGACGAGGGTATCGTCGGGCAATGTGGCCGTTGCCGCCGCCTCGGCCACCTGCGCGGCGGCCAGCGTGTCGAAAATCCACCAACTCATGGACGGGCTCCCTTATATGGATGGTCGGACGGGAGACTCGCTACCTTGCCATATTCCCATGCGCCATAACCTTCGACCTTTTGCCGATTGGCGGGCGAGGGTGGGGCGACGAGCACGCCAGCCATTTGAATATCACCACTGAGATAATTCGCGAGATTTCCGGCGTTTAGCGTAGAGCCCAGCACCATCGGGAGGCGTGGCAGACCGACGCCGGCCGTGCCCGAGCCGAATGTCTGCGTCCCCACGAGCGTCCCGTTGCAATAGAGCGTTGCGGTCAGCGCATCGAGGTCGACGTCAAACCAGAGCATCGGGTTCGTGGACAGGGCGACCGGCAGGGTGAAGGTGAGCAGCGAACCAACGGCGACCGAATTGCGCAGGGTGATGCGCACCTGGCTCGCCTGGCTGTTGACGTTGCTGATGGCGACGCCTGCGCGCTGCGCCGAGCTTCCGCCCTCGCCGAAGCTCATGAAATATTGGATGCTGCCCTCGGTCGCCTTGCCGCCAAGCAGGACGATGGAGAATTTCTTTCCAAGCTCGACATAAGGATCGCACGGCGAAATCTGAAACTCGCTGATGACGTTCTTCGCGCTTCCGCCCAGGTGATAATTCTTGTCGTTGTTGGCGAATAGCCGGTTGCCGTAGACGTAGAAGCCCTCCATTGCGGTGGATTCGGTCAATATCTTCTTCTCCCGGATATAGTTGTACCAATCCGTTTGAGTGTCCATGCGATAGACTTCGCCCGGACTTCCGTTAGCGCCATAGCAATAATAGAGATCATGCGTCACAGGGTTCCAGCACATCTGATCCTTGGACGCGCCGATGGTTCCCGCCTTGGGCAGGAAGGCGGGCCTATGCTCGGTCGCCCAGCTCCCCGTGTCCTTGGCGACCCAGCGGATATCGCCATCGGTGAGCGTGACGGTGCTCCCGTCGATGATGGTGACGGCATTGTTCGACGATGCCGAATGCAGGATCACCGCGTCGCGATCGCCGTCATAGGCTAGCGCGTTGATCGAGGTGCCAAAATTTAGCCAACCGAGCAGTGCGCGGGCGACCGGATCGATATGGAGCGCCTTGCCCACACCGCCATCGGTGATCGCGAGATAGATCGTCCCGTCCGGCGCGATCGCGATGCCCTGCGCCCCGCCGCCGATCGGGATGCCAAGATCGGATAGCTTGATCTCATCAAGCTTTTGGTAGGTCAGGCTGAGCTTAATGATCGACGGGGCGCGAGAGGACAGTGCAGCGCCATAGGCAGGATGGCCGCCATGCGTCGCCCACCACCCGGTGATATTGCCGCCGCCGTCGAGGATGGCGGCCAGGCCCGTGCAGACAAAGCCGGTGCCGGGGACGGAGGTATTATGCGCGTCCGGGAGCACCGTCTCGCCGATCAGCGCTGCCGTCTCGGTGTCGACCGTGAGCGCGCCGCGCTGGGCCATATATTTCTGCGAAGCGGCGGCGAACGTTGTCTTGTTGCCGGCCAGGGCCGGCTGCTTGGCTGCATTCGTCTGGATGAGCGGCGCGCCGGATGAGCCCTTGGTGCTCCAGCTCGCGACGTTGCCGCTGTTGAGCGTGAGGGTCGAAGAATCGGTCGCGGTCACAAATGGTGCCATGCCAAGCGCGGTGGGTGCCCAGAGCGCGGGCGGCGGCCGCCTCGCCGCCACCTCCGGGATCGAAAAGCCGAACCCGATCATCTCAGTAAAGCGCCAGAATATCGGCCGCCGTGGTGCCGGTGGCGCGGATATATTCGGACCTGAACGGCAGGATCGCTCCGGAAGGCACATTCTTCCATACCTGATCGGCGGTACCGGACTTGCCGCGCATGGTGATATTTCCGCCAGTCCCGACATAGAGGGCCTTGGGAACATCGGTCAGCGGATTTGTATCGTGCGGGGTAATGGCGACCGCGCGCGTGGCTGGTGAGCTGACGGAATCAGAAAACGAGCCGAAGGGATCGGACATGATGGTCTCCTGGTGGTGAGGATTAGTGGGCGGCGCTGCCTGCGCGCGCCTTCTCGGCCGCAATCAGGCCGAGCAGCTGCAGCCGGATCGCGCCGGCGGTGGCGTAAAGGTCGAGCGCGCCGGCCAGACATTGGCCGCCGTCGAGCGTCCCGTCAGTGCCGCGCGGCATCGGCGGCAGATCCGGCGGCGGCGCCAGCAGGTTCGCCGGCAGGCTCGCGGTTGGCATTGGCGCGGGCGCGGTCGAGCAGGCGGACGCCATCGCCATCGACGCACTGAGTGCGATAGATCGGACGAGTGATGATGCGGGGCACCTCACGGTAGATCTCCCTGATTTCGATTTGTTGGGCGGATTGGGCGGCGGCGACCCGGCCGTTGAGCATGCTGATTGCGGCCTCGGCCTTGCGCATGATGGCGATGGCCTTGGCGGCGGCCCTCGCGTGCGCGGCTTCACTGGCCGCATAACCGCGGCGATAGGCGCGCTGGTCGATCCAGAGATAGGCGCCGATCAGCAGTGCGCCGCCGAGCAGATAGGGCCAGAGGCGGCGGAGGATCAGGCTCATGGCTTGCGCCTCGCTTTCGCACGCGCCTGCGCTTCGTCGACCAGGCGCTGCGCCTCCTCGTCGGACATCGGCTTGCCGGTGACGGCTTCGAACAGCCATTGCGCGACCTTCCGGCCGTCATATGTCTTTCCGTCCGGATTTTGGGCGAACTCACCCAGCGTCTTGCCGCCTATGCTCATGCCTCGTTCCTCGAAACGGGCACACCGGCCACATTGGACAGCCACACCGGCGCGCCGATCACCGGCACGCCCTTGGGCCAGCGCCGCGCGATGCAGCGCCCCTTGCCGAGCCGCATGATGGTGACAGCATCTCCCTGATTGCCGCCGAGTACATGATAGTGCGTGGCATCCTCACCGACGTAGAAGCCGACATGCCCGCCGGACGGGCGATCGAAGACGAGGATTGCGCCCGGCGCGAGCCGGTCCATGCGGAGGTTTGCGCCCCAATCCGCCCAGGCTTTCGCGCGGACGGCAACCCTCATTTCGGCGAGGTCCACGCTCGCCTCCCGGAGGCAGGTGGCGACAAAGAGCCCGCACCACGGCACGCCGTCAGCATTGTAGGCGATGCCGAGCACCTTCACGCCGAGCTGCCGGGCCCAGCCGAGGATGGTGGCGCTGTTGGCCGCGCCCGGCGCTTCGCGCGTGCCGAGCTTGGCCCGCGCGGCCGTCAGCCACGCCGGTTCGGTGGTCATAGGATTTTCCTTGGTGGATCAGCAGTCTTCGCTGGGCGGATAGAGCGGTGCCGGCGCGTCGACTGGCGGCAGGGGCGCGAGCGGGTCCGGATCGGTGGGCGGCGGGATCAACGCTGCGACGAGGCAGCTCACCGATGCTCCGCCCGAGACGGTGATGATCAGGGCTGCGATCGTGCCGAGGTCGCTCATGATTTCGCCTCGTCGAGACCGATGCGCCGGCGGACGACGGCCTCAAGCGCGTGGACGAAAAATGCGAAGCCGAGCGCCCCGCCGAACAGCGCGCCGAGGACGGCTGCGACCGGAGACACCCAGCCCTGCGCCGCGCCGAGGACGGCGAGCGTCGCGAACATGGGCAGCGCCGCGAACTCCGAGATGATCAGCCAGCGCCGCTTGCGCGCCCATCGGGCATAGGCGGCCGGATCTTCCGGCGGGGCCGGCGCGACGCCGAACAGCAGCCATGTGACCCTGGCCGCAAAGGCCGTCAGCGCAGCACCATAGGCGGCCGCCCACAGCACCGCGAGGTCACGCGGGCTCATCGCGCCGGCCCCGTGCCGGCGACAGCATTCGTCGTCATGTCATGATCCCCCTATTGAGGTGGCTATTTGGTGATTTTCACCCAGCGCGGTCCGTCGGCGGCCTGCCGCCGGTCCCAACGATATCCGTGCCGCTCAAGCGCCTCCCAATCGGCGACGCGGTCGGAGCGGTTGTCGAGCACCCAGGTTGCGTCCTCGAAATCGACCGTCAGGACGGCATGGTAAGCGCCCGTCTCGTCCCAACAGGTGGCGAGGCGGAGGTCCCGGTCCGGCCAGCCGATCTCCCGCAAGGCGTTGCGCTTGGCCAGCGCATAGTCCTCGCAGTCACCCTCGCCGGTGGCGGGCTCCCAATGGTCGAGCTGGCGATAGAGCGACAGGTCGGTGCGATAGCGCACGTCATGGTTGATCCGCACATTGACCCGGCGTAGCCCGGCGAGCGTCAGCATCTCATGTCGCCCGGGTGGCGCCGGCAATAATCGGCCCAGCCGATCGGCGCGGGCGCAGCGGCGCCGTCACGCATGGGGGCTGCTGGCGGCGTGGCGCAGCCGGCCAGCAGCATGAGCAGGACGAGGCCAGCGTTACGCATCGATCGTCTCGCACATCCAATAGGAGCCCAGGAAGGTCATGCGCATCACCGCGCCGGCCGCCGGTGACCATGTCGTCTTGCTGGCGTGGCGCAGCGCGTAAGAGGTCTGGCCGTCTCTCGTCACGTTCGGCTGGGTAAAATCAAACGCCGCATTCGCATTGTTGATCGTGACGGTCACCGTCACACCCTTGATCATCGCGGCGCTGCTCGTGGCGCTGTTGATATGGGTGATGGTGGCAGCGGACGATAGCGCAAGCTGCAAATCCCGATAGGCCTGCCAGAAAAAGCGCGCGCCGACCGTGTTGCTGGATTGATCGAGCACCGCCTGCCAGCTCGTCACCGTCTCCTGGCCGATGAGCGGCTGCATGTAGCTTTCGGCCCCAGCGGTGAACTGCGGCCCCAGCAGGCCGGCACCGATACCGCGATTGTCGATCAGCACCACCTTGTTGCCGGCCTGCGTCGCGCGGACCGTCTGCGTCGAGCAGTTGGCGTCGATCCGCGCAAACGTCGTGTCGCGCACCTCGATATCTGGAGAGGATGCGCCGTCGCCGTTCGTGTTGGTCCCGCCGACCGCAGCGCGATCCGCATAGGCGGCAGTCGCATCAAGGCCCCAATCCTCGATGCGCATCCCGAGCGCCTTGAGGTAGCCGGCCGGCACGTCGGAGCGGATCGCTGAGCGCTGCGTTCTGGCGATGCGTCCGCGCGCCTCCAGCCTGGCGCCATTGGCGTTGATGCCGACCTGGCAATCGGTGATGACCGCATCGACCAGCGCATCGCCACTGGAGAGCAGCTTGACGCCCTCGACCGAGGCGTTGGTCACCTTGCCCGTGAACTTGTCATAGACGTCGACACCCTGCGCATAATCCACCGTGCAGTCGGTCGCGACCTTGGCAGTGATCGCCTTGCGTGTGATCGGCGTCGCGGCCGTGCCGAGAACCGTGCAATTGGTCACCTTGCCCGAATTGGCCGCCTCGATGCGCGGTTCGGCGAGCAGCCCGTTGATCGACTTGGAGACATGGACATTGTCGATCGCGACGCGGCCCGTGCGGTTGTCGTCATTGCCGAGTTCGTCATTGACGGTGACGCAGCCGTTGCGCATCGAGCCGTTGGTGATCGAGACGCTGATATGGCGGCCGCCGACAGGCCTCGTCGAGAAAGCTCGGACGAACAGATCCGCGACATTGGCTGACGAGAGTGCCGCGTCGTTGATCTCCATGTCGAAATTGATGATGTGGCAGACTTCCATCTGCTCGACATGGATGCCGCTTTCGCTCCAATTGAGCCCGTTATAGCCATCGATATAGCAGGCGGTCCTGCTTTCGGTGACCGGGTCCAGATCATTGACGTTGGTGTGGGCGGTGATGTGGTGGCTACCGCCCTCGGCATCGATGTCCCGGAAGAATACGCGGCCCATATAGTTGCGGCGCGCCGCGAAATAGTGGCTCTGGTCGGCATGGACGTTCCACTGCATGGGGAAACCGCCCGTCGCGCGATTGCCGCTGAATACGACCACCTCGCACTCCTGAGCGTCAACGCCACTATGTATCGGGTCTTTGACGTGGACCCCCTCCACCAGCGCCTGCATGAAGCCCTGAATGAAAACGAGCGCGCCATAGCCCTTGCTGGCGGAGGACTGGCCCGCCTGCCACTGGGCTATGTACTGCGCCTCGTTGCCCGCCCGATTGCCGTCGAGCGTGCCGCCACCGTGCAGGCGGAAGAAGCGGTTGACCGGCGTCTGCGCAGCCGATCCGGTGAAGACGAGGATGCTATATTTGGTGTTGTTGGCGAGCCTGAGCGTGGCCCCGTTCAGGTCGAGGTCCACCCAGCGTTTCTGGCTGAAAAGCGCGTGGCAGGGGCGGTCGCTGCGGTCCGCCATGCCGCCGTTATCAAAGAGATAGGTCGCCTGCTGGCGGCAAAGGATCGAACCATATTCGGGGAAGGCATAGCCCAGGCGCTGCCATGCGGGCTTGTCGTTGGCGATATTGTCTCCGACCGCGCCGAACCATTCAGGCAGCAACGTCTGATTCCTGAGAAAGACGATACGGCTCTTGTCATTGGCGGTCGCGACACGGATCGAGGAGGTATCCGCCGGCCAGCCCGTGAAGATCTGCCAGGCACCCGCAAAGATGATCGCATTGACGGACAGCGTCACCCCATCCGGAACGAGGATCATGGCGCCGGGCTCGAAGATCCAGACGCCCGTGAGGGTGAGCGACGAGCTGATGCGATAGATTCCCGCCGTCAGCCTGTTCTGCTGGCGGGCGGCCTGCGCGGCCAGGAAGGCTGCGGCGTTGTCCGTGGTGCCGTTGCCGCCCGTGCTGATCGCCACGCCTGCAAGCGCCGCCAGCTTGTTGGGCGAAGCCACCTGCACCACCGCCCCGTCAGGCGCCGTATAGGGATAATAGCCGTCCTGGCCGCCCGTGGCAGAACCCGTCATGATGACGGAGAGCTGATCGTGATTTCCCTCGAACTTGACGACGAGGTCGGCGATCATCTGCGCCGCTTCGGAAATGGTCACCATCGCCTTATTCCTCCACCGCGATGATCGACACGCGCTGCACGATGTTCTGGGTGAGCTTCGGATTGCGGGAGGTCATCACCGCCTTGTATTGGCGGTTCTGCGCCACCGTCTGGGGATCGGTGTAGGTGATCGACCCCGAATTGCTGTCGGTCAGGTCTGACGATCCCGGCTCGGAGCCCGCGGGGATGGGCTCAAGACCGACCCAGCTCCAGCTGCCCGTAACGGTGAGCGTGGAGACCAGCGCATAGGCGCCGCCATTGATCGAGCGATAGAGTTCGATCGAGCAGCTTCCCGGATCGGCGCCATTGGCGACATGGCCCGTGCCAAGGCCGTCTGGCTGGCCGCCATAGAGGTTCTTTTCGGAGGTGTAGTCGTTCAGCCCCTGCGACGTGCCCGGGAAGCTGTGATGGAAGCTCGCCTGATAGGTGTAGCTCAACGTCACGACAATCGTCCCGCCGTTCGAGCCGAACACGGCCGTTTCGGCCTGCGCGGACGCGCTGGTGTCGGAGGTCGCGGCCTTGGTTGTCAGGACGCCGGCCGACAGCGAACCGCCGAAATATGCGTCGCCATTGGTCTTGAGATAGGCGATCGCGTTCGCCTCGGTGCATTGGCTCACATTGGCGAGGCTTGGCCCGAACCATTCGACGAACTGGTTGCTCGACCCGAACCCGGTTCCTTGCACCTTCATGACGCTTCCGTTGTTGAAGATGATGCGGTTGTTCGCGAGCTCGATCCTCATGCCGCCGTTGGCGGATGCGACGATCGTGTTCGTCGCGAGCGTGCCGTGGATGACGACCCCGCCGCCGACGAGGCTGAGCGCTGGCAGGAGCATCCCGTTCGCGATGTTCGACAGGAAGATACCTTGTGCCGCGATGTCGATGCTCGATGTTCCGTTCTCCGCGCGCATCGACACGACCGCCCGGCCGCCATTCTGGCCCGAGTTGACATCGACCACCCACCAGGCGCCAGTCTTGCCTTCGAGGGTGGCGATGGCCCCTTGCTGCGACTGGACGGACGCTTCCAGATCTCCGGCGCGCGCCTCGACGGTCGTGAGGCGCTGCGAGGTGGCCTGCGAGCTGTCGGCAACGACCTGCGATAGGTCGCTGATGCCCGCCTCGTTCTGGCTGAACTTGGCGCCGAGGATGGAATATTGCTCGGCCACGGCGTTGCGGTCGGTTGTCGCCTGGCTGATGACCTGCGTGACGACCGTCGCGATCGGCTGGCCGTTAAGCGTCGTGCGCGCCAGCATCGCGGCGTTCTGCGTGTCGGCCAGCTGGGCGAGATTGACATAGTTCTCGCCATTAAGGTCGATATCACCGGTGATGCTCTCGACCGGGCGACCGTTGACTTGGGTTCCGGCCGGCGCGCCATTGGTGGCACCGTCCTCGGGCTTGGGGTGCGCCGGATCATCGTCCTTGATGTCGCTCCAGCCGATGTCCCCGATCAGCGGGGCGATCTTTGCCGCGGCGCTCAGCCCTTCGACCGAGAGGGAAAGCGTGCTGGTAGCGTCCCCGACCTCGATCGAGAAATCTTTGAAGAAGCCATAGACGGTGACGCTCTCCAGGCTTTCGTCACCGATCCAGAGCGCGGGCGTCGCGCGCACATTGGCGATACGGCCCGCCACCACGTCGACCGCGGCTGTGTCGATCAGGCCGCGCACGCTCATGCGCTTGGCCCATGCGCGCTCCACCAGCGTCACTTCGCCGAAATCGTCGGTCTCCTTGCGGCTATAGTCCGTGATCGCGGCCGTGGGCGAGGATTCGGTGATGCCCAGCCCGACCAGATGCCCAATGAGCAGGGTGCCGGCCGACACGGTGCCCGATCCCGAGATGGTGACGGTGATGGCGCCAGTCGTCGCCGGCAGGTCGAGGAACGTGACCATCCCCGGCGACGCCGCGAGCGCCTGCGTGCGATCATAGCCCGCCGCCTGCACGCGCACGCTCGCGGCGGTGACGTCCAGCAGGGCGAGCGCGTTGACGGCCGCGAGCGGGTCCAGCGTGACGACGATCGAGCCGGTCGATGCCGACAGGGAGCCGATTGCCTGGTCGAACATGGCCCATCTGTTGGTCGGGCCGATGTCGATCCAGAGGCCGGATGCGCCCGCCGGATCATTGCCGACATTGCCAGCGGCGGCGCTCTCATAGATCCGATGCGTCGCAGTTTTGATCACGCGCGCGCCGAGCGCGTAGGTCGCTGTGTTCGACCATACCGGATAATCTGTTTCCGGGATGGTCGAGGAAATCAGGACCGCGTCGGTAATCGTGGCCGGCTGCAGCAGGCGCAGCGTCGAGGTCCGCTGATCGGGCGCCGGGTCCGTGCCCGGGTCAACGAACGCGCCATCTTCGGCCAGGCCCTCTATGGTGAGCGTGCAATAGCTGACGGGCGGGACGGCGAGGTCCAGTGAGAAATCACGGTAGAAGCCGGTGACGGCGAGGCTGTCGAAGCGATCATCCGCGATCCACTGCGCGGGCGTTGCGCGCAGGGCGGCCAGCTGCCGCTGGATCGCGTCGACATTATCGGTCGGCACCTTGACGCGCACCGACATCTGGCGCGCGAACCCGCGCGGCACGACGGTCGTCACGCCGAAATCATCGGTCTCGCGGCGGCTATAGTCGATAATGCCGATGGTCGGCGCGGCTTCCGTCGCGCCGATATCGATGACGGCGCCGCCGTCGATCACAACCTTCATGCAGCAACCCCTATGCTGATCGCATCGCCGCCGCTCGCGGCCGTCACATTGTCGAGCGTGCGCTTGATCGCGCCGGTGTTGCCCGCGATCGCGGCATGGCCGGAGTTGTTCTCGCTGCGGAGCTGGGCGACCTCGGCGCGCAGCGCCCTGATCTCGCCGACCAAGTCGTCATTCGCCGCTGCGGTCCCGGAGCCGGCCGAGGCGGCGAGGCTCGTCAGGGTGGCATCGCTGCTGCTGCCCGTGATCGAGGGCACGTCGCCGCCAAGGCCGCTGATCGCCGCAAAGGTCGCCTCCAGGCTGGCGGCGGTCTGCGCCCGCACGCGGTCAAGCTCCTGCCGGCTCGTCGCTGCCAGCGCGGCCGCATCGAGCAGCGATTTCGACAGCTGGGGCAGGTTCTTCGCGGCGTCCATGTCGCCGGCGCGGGCAGCCGCGTTCGCGGCGTTGAACTGGCCCATCAGCGTGGCGAAGTTCGCCCCGCCGCCGGCATCACTCAGGCCGCGGATGCGCCGCACCTCGTCCATGATGCTGTCCCCGACCGACGTCCACGCCTCGCGCAGCTGCTCGGCGGCAGCGGCTGCCTTCTGCGCGTCCTGCATCGCCCAGACCTGCTCCTGCAGCGCGCGGTTGCTGACATCGAGCTTGGCGAGCTCGGCGGCGCGGATTGCGGCTGTGTCGCCCTGAAGCTGACGGATCTGGTTTTCCAGGTTCTGGCGCTCGCTCAAAATGTCGGCCGCCGACTTGGCGCCGTCCATGGACTTTTTGAGGTCGGCGAAGGCCGGCGCCAGCTGCAGCAGCGTCGCATAGGTCTGCTGGCCCGCGGCCGTGGTCAGGTCCTGCGCCTCGACGAGGCTGCGGAAGCCGGCGAGCGTGTCGGGCAGGACAAGGCCGAGGCTGCCGAACGCCTTGGCCATCTGCGCGGTCCTGGCCGCCGCCTGCTCCGCGTCCGAATAATAGGCCTCGAAATAGGCATTGGAGGCGTTGACGAAATCGCTGACGCTGTCGAACAGGCCCGAAATCGCCATGTCGATGTCAACGCCCAGCGAGCCCGTCGTGCGACCCAGCAACTGGAAGGTGGCGTCAACCGCTTCGACGGTGGATGCCACGCGCACCAGCGTCTCGAAATAGCCCTCGCCGACCTGCTGGAACCGCTCAAGACCCGGCACGCCCGCCTTCGCCATCTCATCGGCGGCGGCGCCGAACACCGCTTCCAGCTTCTCCTGGATCTCCTCGCCGGTGAGCCCCTGCAGGTCGATCTTGCCCAGATTGACCGTGAAATTGGAAAGACGCTGCTCGACGTCGCCAAGCGCCTGGCCGAGCGGCCCCGAAGCCTGCCCGATCGCCTCGTAAAACTGGCGGATGAGCAGCGTGAACTGGCTTTCGATCTCGGGATCGGCGCCGGTATAGACGGTGCTGTATTTGGTCGACGTGGTCAGGCCGAGGAACCGCTTCTTCCGCTGGACGTCCGAATAATAGGATGCGTCGAAGCCGGACGAGAGGATGTCGCCCACCGATTGGTCGTCGCCATAGAGCCCGCTGCCCACTACCCGCGTCTTGGTGCCGAACAGGCCGCCGATCAGATTGCTGATGCCGCCAAGAACATCGCCGACGATCGGGATTTGCTTGATGAGCCCGCTGAGCGCGACGCCGACCGGGCCGAAGGCGGCAAATGGTCCCATGCTGAGCACCTTGCCCAGCAGGTTGGACTGGAAGCCCTCGGATACGCCCGCGCTGGCATCGATGTTGCCGGTGCGCACGAGCAGCGAGGCGAGCCCGCCGATATTGCTCTCGATCGACCGCAGGCTGCTCAGCATGTCGCGGTTGACGGACAGGGTGACGTCCTCGATCTGCGTCAGCGCGTCGAGCGCGTTCCTGATCGATGCGCTTTGTGCCGAGGTGTCGCCGAGCACCGTACCGCTGCCGTCGTTCGTCGCAGGCAGGTTGTTCTTGCCGCCGCCGAACGAACCGGCAACCGCCACGCCGATGGAGGCGAGCGCGGCGATCGTCGCCGCGCCGGCCGCGAGGTTCAGCGGGAAGGGAAGCGAGGAAATAGCCGACACCACGGCTTCGACAGCCTTGGTCGCCGTCCGCGCGCCGCTCTTCGCGATGGACGAGGCGGTTTCGACAGCATCCTGCGCAATGGCGCGCACCGACAGCGCGAACTCGACAGCGCGGAAAGCCTTTTCGGCTGTTTCCAGTGCCTTGTAGCCGTCGGAGCCTTCCTTGAAGAAGCCCTTAGCGGCAGACGTCATATCGCCATAGAGACCGACCTGCGACGTCAGGGAGCGGGCCGCGAAAAGCGCATTTTCCTGCTGTTCACGCTGCGCGCGGATCTGCTCATCCCGGATCTGGCGGATTTTAAGCAGTTCCGCCTCATGGCTGGAGTCCAAGCGTTCGCGATCGGCGAGATAGCTGGCGAAGGTCGACGCCAAGCCGCCCAGGGCCTCCCCGGCTTTGCCGAAAGCTTCGGCCATCCCATTCGCCGCGATGCTGACGTTGGTTGCGATCGCGTCGAGCAGGTCCGCCTGATAGCGCAGGCTGTCGTTGAAGGCGTCGGCGCGCAGCTGTCGTTGGAGGTCGAGCTCGGCGATCCGGACCTGCTGCGCGATATAGTCTGCGCGCTCTTCTGGGCTGAGATAAGTCCATTTTGATGCCTGCTGCTGCGCCTTCAGAGTCGCAAGGGCCCGAATGCGAGCTGCGTCCGTTTCTCCAATGAGGCGCAACTCTTCCCGCAATTCAGCCAGCCGCTCATTGCCGGCGGCCGAGGAGGTGTTGAATTGCGCTTCCTGCTCCGCCCGGTTCAACTGCTCGCGCGCCTTCCGCTGATCGTCGAGCGCACGCTTTGCTGCCTCAATTTCCTTCGCGTATCCGCGCTGCTGGGACACTTGTAGGGCGGCGAGGAGCGGAAGGTCCGCAATCTGGCCGCGTACCAGATCGGCGGCACGCTCGGCCGGGATCAGGCCGGCCGACACCTGGGCATTGACGCGCTCTTGGACTTGCGCCTGCTCGCGGGTGGCAAGCGCGCCCTTTTCAGCGTCGGAAACGCGCTGGGCGATGGCGAGACGGATCTGCCGCTCGACGGCCGCCTCGACGTCCGCGCGCTGCTTGATCGCCTGGCTTTCCGCCTTCACTCGCGCCTCTGCGATCAGCGCCGCCGCGCCAGACACCTGGTAGGATTCAGCCAGGGCATAGAGGTTGCGGATCTGAGCCTCGGTGGCTGCGGCTTCGCGCGCGAGCTGCTTGGCATGGTTGTCCGCGTTCGGCGTGCGGTCGGCTTTGATCTCCTTGGCCTGCTTGCGAAGCTCATCGAGCTTGTTCGACCGAATTTGCTTCGTCACATCCTCGCCGAAACGGGTCATGGCCGCATCGGCCTCGTTGAAGGCCCCCCTATACGTGTCGCCCACATCCGACAGGATCTCTCTGATCCCCTTTCCGGCGAAGACGTCGCGGACGATCACGCCGATCACGCGGAACGTGCCGACGAACTCGGAATAGAGGGCAGCGAGCGCCTTCCTTCCGATCGTGGTCATGAAATCCAGGGCCTCGCCGAACCATTTCGACATATCGCTGACGCTGATGCCGACCCGCTGCGCGAGAACGTCGAAAGTGGCACCGACCACGTCGCCGGTATCCACCGACACATCCTTAAGGCGCTTGATCTCTTTTTGGGTTAGCCCAAGACTGTTCACCAGCTCCTTGGTATCGACGCCCTTCGACACCGCGCGATCGAAGAGGGCAAATGCGCCGACAGCTGCGGCGGCCACCGCAAGCAGCGGTGCATAGGCCACCGCCAGAAGGCCGACCTCCTTGGCGAGGCCTTTGACACCCCCCTCCGCCATCTGCGCCACCTGCACGATCTGCCCGATCTGGGAGACGAAAATTTGCCCAACAGGCGCGCCCATCGCCCACATGGTGATGACGTCGTTCGCCTGAAACGTCAGCTGGGTGAGTGAACTGCCGGCCCGGCCGCTGGCACGCGCGGTCGCGTCGTGCGCCTGCTCCACCTCGCGCAGGCGACCGATCAGAACCGCCTGCTGTCGCGCATACTCTGCGGGCGCGGTCGCGCCAGCATAATAGAGCCGCGTTGATTCCGCGATTTCCTCGTTCAGACGCTTGGTCGCCGCGTAGAGCGGGTCGGTCGCCGCACGCAGCCGCTCCGCTGCTACGGCGTCAGCCTCTTGGGCTGCATGCGAGGCGCGCACTTGAGCGGCAAGGCGATCATGCTCGGCGGCAAGGCGCGCTGCGGCCCCGGTCGATCGTTGGGCCAACAGGTCTTGGGCGCGGGCCACCTCCTCGGCGCTATGGCCGGCGGCAAGCATCACCCTTTGGGCTTCCTCCATCTCGCGTGTCAGGCGGTCCTGAGCGGCGGCGGCCGGATCGAGCATCTCGCGGAGGCGCTGCAGGGCGACGGCATCACTTGCTGCGGCCGCCTCCTCCGCGCGCATCGCGGCGGCACCTTCGCGGACCCGCGCCTCGAACATCTGATGGGCCCAGGCGGCCTCCCTCACTGCCGTGGCCTCGCGCTCCGCAGCCATGGCCTTTTCTTCCGCTGCGGCCTCGGTTTCCTGCGCGGCGCGGCGAGCGGCGGCGAGCTCCTGATTATAAAGCTCCGCTTCCTGGGCGCGAAGACGGGCCGCCAGATCAGTGTTGTTCGCGAGGGCGGCCGCGACCGCCAGCTCTTCGACCTTCATCGCGCGAAGCTCGGCTCGCGTCTTTCCGAAGGCCGCATTCTGGCGCTCAAGCTGCGCCACCAGCCGCTCGCCGGCCCTCTCGATCTTGGCGGCATCCCGCGAAATTGCCTGCTCCGTGCGAGTATAGGCGTTGCCAAACGAGGTGATCTGGGCAGTCGCACCGCCCAAGCTGATCATGTTGCCGGTGGCGCGCTCGATCTTCGCCGCCTCGGCAACGACACGTGCCTCGGTCGTGTCCATCGCGGCCTGGAGTTGGCGCAGCGTCTCGAACGAGCCTTCCGTGTCGATTGCGAAGCCAACTTCAAGAGTCGGGCTGCCGTCGTCCATGCCGGCGTCCTTTCCACATAAGGAAAGGGCGGTCCCGCAGGGCCGCCCTCGAATGAAATCTGAAGATGGAAGGGTGACCCAAATGGCCGCCGGGACCAGGCCCCTGTCGTCGCTCGCTAGAACTTCGCGGCGGGGAAGCCGCTAAACGGCGCTGGGTCGCATTTGCCGTCCCGGGACGAGGAGCTGCCGCTCATCGACATGTCGTAATGCCATTCGCCGGACTGGCGGCTGACAACCGATCGCTCCTCGAGATCGCCTCTGTAGTCGGGTCTCTTGTCGATCAGCCTTAGCTCGCCGGTGGTGGCTTCGCCCATCTTCCACACGCGATCGCAACTATCGGAGCAGGCCTCTCCTTTGGCGAGATCGACCCTATATCTAACCGTCTGCGTCTTCGAGACGCAGACGAGGTCAAACTGATCGGCGGCCATTCCGGGCGTGGCCAGCGTGACGGCGAGGAACGCGATTGCACGCATCATTTCTTCCTCAACAGATCAACCATGCCGATCATATCGACAGCGCCGGTCATGTCGATGAAGCCGTGATCCTGCACCACCTTCGAGAACGCCCGCTCCCCAGGCATCGACGAGACGACGACCTCGATGCGCTTCCCGTCGACGACATAGGGGTCGATTTCCGCCCCTTGCTTGACGTCGGTCAAGAAGCGGGCGCCTACCTCTCTATATTTCACCGTCGCGAAGACGTGCTTGCCGTGAATGAGCACATACTGCTCCGGGCCATGCACGATGATCGACGCGTAGGGGGTGGGGCCGAAGAAGGCCTGGTGCACACCAGCCGGGATTGGGTGCGACTGCCCATCGGCGGGCTTATTGATGCCGTAATAGGTGCCGCTGGCGGTCTCGAAGGACCAGAGCAGCCATCCGAAATGCTCCGCCAGCAGCGTCGCATAGTTGCCCGGCGAGACCTCGTGCTCCTCGCCGATCGTCCACCGCGTCCGAATCATCCGCCCACCCCTGCTAGGGAGGATGGTAGCGCGGATGCCTACCCAAGCACCATCCGCAACCGCGCGACTTCGACCTCTTTCTCGCGCTCGGTGACCTCTGCGCGCCAGGGTGCCGGGCAATTCTCGCTCTCAGCCCGACGGCTCTCGGCCAGATATTCGGTCGACAGCGACCGCAGCAGGCGCGATTGCCAAGGTTCAAGGTCGATGCTGGTGCGGTTGCACCAGGCATCAATGCTTTGCCAGCTGATCGGCCCGCGGCCCATGCCGGCCTCTTCCGTCAAGCCTATTTCGACCAGCCACGTAATCAGGTGTGGCGCCGGATTGGGCGGCATCCGCGGGGTGATCTTGTCCCGCTTCATCTGCTCAATCCGGCTTAGCGCGGGCGGCCGATCCTTCGCCTCCGCCCGCTTCGTTCCCTCGGGCGGCTTGGGCGTGGCATTGAGCCACGCCATCTGCCGCACATAAAGCGTCAGTTCCCGGCCGAGCCGGGCTTGAAGTTTCCCCAGTCTCTCAGCGCCTTCAGCACCTGCTGGGCCATGAAGCCGAGCTTTGCATCAGCATAGAAGGCCCGGAACAATTCCTGCCCCGGCTTGCCCTCCGCCGGAGGGTAGGTGAAATTCTCGAAGGCGACGGTGATCGCCGCCAGATCCTCAGCCTGCTCGGCGGCGCGCTGCTCGGGCGGAGCAACGGAAACCTTGCCGTCATTGTCCTGCATGCGCTTGACCGCGCGATTGGTCTGACGTGCCTCGACCGCCGAAAATTGCGTCGAGCCGGGGCCGAAGACGACAATGCGAACGGGCTTGCCGTTGGAATAGAGATATTCGCCGTCGGCGCCCTTGAGGTGGATGGCAGCCGTGTCCGCCACGGCCTGAGTCGTGATATCGAGCATTTTTCGTCCTTTCGCGGGAAGGTGCACCAGCCTGCCGCGGCGCCCGCGATGTCCGGGGCAGGCTGATGCGCAGTGACCGGCTCAAGCGCCGGAAGCTGGGGAGATCAGGAGGCGGCCTTCACGACCTTCGTGTTAATTTCGATGGTCGGATTGGCCATGATGATGCTGTCGGCGCCGCCCACATTTTCCGGATAGCCGAACACGCGCCCCTGGAAGTAGCGCTTCTCGCCGCCGGGATAGGTCACCTTGAACGAATAGAGCGCGTTGTTCGCCGGGTCTGCGGCGGTGCGCAGCAGCGTCTGGCCGGCGTCGGTGTCGCTGTGCGCGAGCGCCGGCTGCAACGAGCCATAATCGGTCGATCCCTTGTGCTTTTCCTTCGGCCCATTGAGCGGTTGGAACTCGACCTTGTTGGTGGTCGCGCCGATGGTGCCGATCTGCTCGATACCGCCGATTTCGGTATAGGTCAGCGCGGCGTAGCCCGTGCTGTCCTGGGTAGCTGGAGCCGCAGCCGAGATCGCAATCGTCGTGCCCGCGGCAGTCGTGGAAGCCATGGTATTTCTCCTGTGTGGCGAGCCGGATCATCCGGCGGGAAACGTCCGCGCGGGCGGACGAATGGGTCAGGCGGGGGCCTTGGCGGCCTTGGCCTCGTCGGCGGTGGGCTTGCGGGCCAGGCCGGCCGCCTGGTAGTTGGTAAAAGCGCCTTCGCTGATCGGCGCCACGGCTTCGGCCTTGAACTTCTCACCGGTGCCGGCGTCGCCGAAATCCCTGATGATGAAGGCGCTCACCTTCTTCTGGTCGGTCATGATGGTGCTCCTGCTCAATCTTCCGCGTCCCAACTGACCCGGAAATCCTGTGTCCTCGCGAAGATGTCGCCGGGGCCGTTCAGGTCTGGGCCCATGCCGGCGGTGAGGATGGAAACATTGCTGCCACCGCCCAACGCGCCCGTTCGGCCCGCGCAGCATTTGCGCACCAGGGCGATGACGGCTTTGCGGTCGCGATGGCTGGCCGCGTGCACGGTGACGGACACGCGATCGGTGCGCCGAACCAGCGGCCCGCGCGTGAGCGGCTGCCGGTCTACGGAACTGACGGTGCGCACCAGCAGCGCAGGCAAGCCGACGCCTTCGGGCAAGCGGCCTGCCTTGATCCGATCAGCCGGCACCAGCTCGGTCAGCTGCGCGTCAGCCGTCAGCAGGGCACCCACAATGTCGGTTCCCTCCAGCGCGCTCACGCCTCGTCCCCTTCGTCCTTGCCGGTGATCCCGCCCTTGGAGACGCGGGTCGAGATATAGTGCTGCGCCGCCGTGACAGCCTCGGCCTCCTTGATGTCGAGCGCAGGGCGGAGAAACGGATGCCGCTGGGCGCCGGGATGCCAGACGGTGGAGCCGACGAACTGGCCGTTGATGACCAGCGAACCTTCCTTCGCCAAGCGATTGACCCGCCCGACGCTCATGCCGGCGCGCTGGCTATCATCCACCGAGATGAAGTGCGGATCGGTGCCATATTCGAGCCAAGGCGCGATGTAGGCGCCGAGCCCTTTCACCTGGACCTTGGCAATGATCCGGTCCGCTTCACGCTGGGTCGCAACCTTGATTGCGGCCGACACCTCGTCGGAGATGGATCGATCTTTCGCCTCATCAGCCACCACGTTCGCCGCTGCGCGCGCAGCACCGCGCAGCACGCGATTAGCCAGCTCCTCCGGCAGTTTGGCGATGAACGAGCGAACCTCGCGCTTGCCGCGCACGGTGGGCATCAGGCCGGGTTCCCGGCCGGTCGATATTCCTCGGCCATCATCTCCAGCCCCTCGCGCCGGCCGAGCTCGACGGGACCGGCCACGATCTGCATGACGCGCGTGCCGTAGAGGATGCGCATGTCCGACGTGATGTCCTCGCGGTAGCGGATGCGGATGCGCGCGGGCCTGTTCACGATCGTCAGCCCATCGGCCAGGCGCTCAGCGCGGCTGGGCAGCACGTCGCGGACCTGGGCCCAGACAGTGCAGACCGGCGCCCAGATGCCCGAGCCTGCGTCGTCAAAGCCCTCGCCGGTGACCGGACGCTCGAACGCGATGCGCCGGTCCAGATCATCTGCCTGCAGCAGAACCGGGCGGCGCATCAGACGGCAATCACGCGCAGATCCTGCAGCAGCCAGAGCACCGGCTGCGGCAGGTCACCATCGCCGCCGGCGCGATCTCGATACCAGGCGCCGACGAGCACGCGGATCGCCTGTCCGACGAGGATCAGATCATCCTCGCCAAGCGGGTGATCCGGATCAGCGTCGATCTTGCGCCCCATATGCGTCTCGCAGCGCCGCTGGGCGGCGCGCAACATCGTCGTCAGCAGCGCATCTTCGATGGTGTCGTCGCCGAGCCGCAGGTGCAGCTTGATATCGGCGAGCGAAACCAGATCGGTCACGCGCCCAGGCTCTTGGCATAGGCGACGGCGACCGGATTGGTGTCGACGAGTCCGAATGCCTCGGCCGCCGCGGCTTCATCGGGCGACAGGGCGACGACATCGTTCGGCTGATGGCCGCCATGCGCGACCAGAACGCGCGCGTCGACCAAAGCGCTGGCGGGCACCGGAGGCGCCGGATTGGACTGATCCGCCCCGTCACTCGGGACAGGGTCCGTCGGGGAGGCATCGGCGGCCGTCGCCACGGGCGCGGTGTTCGTCGGCTCGGCCGGGGCGCTGGCGGGCACCGGCCGGCGGCGGGAAGTAGGTTCGTTCATGGGATCCTCGCAGAAAAATGGCCGGGGCGCGGAGCCCCGACCAGTCGGGGGAGGGACTCTTAGGAGGCGGCGTTCTGGTAGGCCTTCACCGGTGCGCCGGCGCTGACCAGCTTGCCATCATGGCGCGACCAGGCGAGGAAACCGATCTGGCCCTTCTTGACGAAGGCGCTGTCGTCGAAGCGGAACAGCGTGACCTGCATGATGTCGCGGATCAGATACTGCTTCATGTCGCCGAACAGGATCGACTTGGCATTCGCCGCCATGACCGGCATCGCCTGGTTGATCTTGTAGCGATAGCTGAGGATCGTGTCCGGCTCCTTGGTCGACACGCCCGGAACCCACAGCGGCCGGCCGTCGGCGTCCTTCAGCTTCTTGAGGCCGCGCAGGGTGGTGTCATGGAACATGAAGCCCACGCCCGGCATCTCGCGATAGGCCGGATCGACCGAATGCTCGAGGTCGACGAGATCATCATAGATGACGTTCGCCGCTTGCCCGCTCGCGCCGACCTTGCCGACAGAGGAGGCGGTGACGATTCCCTGCGGCTGGCCGGTGCCCGTGCCGGTCGTGAAGTGCTTGTTGGTGATGCGCGCAATGCGGGTTGCGGCAGCGCGGCGGATGAATGCCTCGATATCCATGCCGGGGCCCTGATCCTGCAGCAGCTCGAACGGCACGGTGAACACCTTGGAGCTATACTTGTAGGCGCCGATCTGGGTGGTGCCGAACGTGACGTCCTGATCTGTGGCCGACTGGTTTTCGGCGACGATTTCACCTTCAATGGCGGTCTCGTCGACCGTCGGCCACGGAATCGGATTGCCGCCCGACGTCTGGATGACGGTCGCGACATCGCGGATGCCACCGAACGCGGCCAGGGCTTCGAGCAGTTCGCCGCCCCAGCCGGTCGGCACGAGATAGCCGCCGGCGGCGCCGGTGCCGATGGACTGGGCATTCTGGACCTGTCCGACACGCAGGGCATCGTAATCCTCGCGAGTCATGCCGCGCTCGCCGTTCAGGATGAACGTGCGGAACGCCGCATTGTAGCGATCGGCCTGCTCCCGCTGCTCGGGCGTCAGGTTCGAGCGCTCGCGCTCGCGCTGCTCGGCGCGCGCGCCGTCGAGCTGCTGATCGCCATCAATTTTGGCCTGACGCTCCAGGCGCTCGATCTGGGAATCGATACGGTCGATCTCGGCATAGATGTCGTCGACCTGCTTCTCGACATCCTTCGACCACTTGTCGCCGGTGTTGGTGTCGAGCAGGTTGCGGGCCTCGGCCGCCTTCGCGGCGCGCTGGTCCCGAAGCGCTTTGATCTTCATGGTAGGGTTCTCCAACAAAAAAAGCCCCGCTTCAGCAGGGCCATGCAGGCGCGCGAGGGACCGCTACGCCGTTCGTTCGTACAGCCGGAGGCGCGACAGCATGCGCTGGCGGGCCGCGTCGTCCGGCTGTGCATCGGTGAGCGCCTGGGGCGCGTTCTGGTATACGGCGAGGTTGTAGGCCTGCGCCTTTGCCGCCGGCGCCGTCTCAAGCACGGCATCGGCAAAGCCATTCTCCACCGCCTCCTGGGCGCTGAACCACGTCTCCGCCTTCATCCAGGCGGCGATCTCGGCGTCTGTCTTGCCCGTCTTGCCGGCATAGCCCTCGCGCAGCGTGGCATCGATCTTGTCGAGCAGGCCGGCGGTCGTGCGCAGTTCATCGGCATTGCCCAGCATGAACGTCCAGGCGTTGTGGATCATGTAGAAGCCGCCATCGGCGATCTCGACGCGATCCGCGGCCAGCGACAGCGCGGTCGCGGCCGAGGCGGCGAGGCCGTCGATTTTGGCGGTCACCGTCGCCTTATGCTCGGACAGCGCGGTCATCATCGCGCGCGCCTCGAACACGTCACCGCCCGGGCTGTTGATCCTGAGCAGGATCTGATTGGCATCGATCCCCGCCAGGACACGCGCGAACTCGGCTGCCGACACGCCCCAATAGGGATCGATCGTGTCATAGACATAGATCGTCGCGACATCGTCGGCCGTTTCAGCGCGGATGCCGGCGCCTTTGCCGCTATTGTCGCGGATCAGATTAAGCAGCTTGCGATTGATCATCGTCGTCCTCGTCATCGAGCGGCGGACCGCCATTGTGGCCGGGCCCGGCGGCAGGCTGCTCGGTCGGGCGATAGACTTCGTCGCCGCCGGGGATCGGCGGCAGGTTCTTGAGCCGGCGGACCTCGTTGATGGTCATGAAGCCGGGAAGCTGATTGCCGCCGAGGGCGATGCGGAAATATTCGCCCTGCGACTTGATATCGCCCTGCATCAGGCCATCGGGATCGAACTCAATGAAATATTCCGACCGGCGATTGCCGATCGACGGGAACAGCTTGCGGTTGAGCTCGCGCTGGAAGCGGACGAGATGCGGGCGAAGCGTATAAGTGACGAAGCCGATGCCGAGCTGTTCGATACCAGTGCCCCAGCTCGTCGTTCCGTCCACCTCGCCGATCATGTGCGGGGGGCAGCCGAAGATCCGGGCGATATCGATCGACGAATATTTGAGCAACTCGAGGAGCTGTGCATCCTTCGCCGAGATGGTCAGCCGCTTCCATTCGCCGCCCTCGGCGAGGATCAGCGGATTGTGCGCGTTGGTGATGCCCTGGTTGCGCTGGCGGACATATTCGCGAAACTGCTCGCGCTGCTCGGCGGTCAGCTTGTTCGGAAAGTGGAAATAATCGTTGGTGAGCAGCCCGCGTTCGAACTGGCCGGCGGTATAGTCGCGCGTCGCGATTCCGACGCCGATCGACATGGCATGATAGCTGATCGGCGACATGGCGGTGAGGCGCCGCCGCTGCCGGCCAGGACCTGCGAAGTGGAGCACATAGGAGGCTTCGTGATCCTCGGTCGTGCCGTCTTCGTTGGTGAAGCGGTAATAGATCGAGATGCCCGAGCGGAAGGGACGAACATCGTCCGGATGATAATAGTCGATCGCGGTGATGGTGCCGTTGCGGGCCTGCCGGATCAGGCCATAACTATTGCCGCTGAGCAGCGCCCCCATGGTGACGAGCTCGATAAGCTGCGCGCCGGACATTTCGTCGTTCGGCTCGTCACGTAGCAAACGGGCATAGGGATGATCGTCGGCCCGCTCGCGCCCGCCATCCGCCGTGCGTCGATAGATGTTGAGCGGCAAGCTCATGATCGCGCCCGAGATAAGCGTGACGCAGCGCCAGACAGCGGCTGTCCGCATCGCCGTATCGGGCGAGACGGAAACCCCGGCCGCCATTTGGGAGCCACCAAACCATTCGAACACCGAGGCGTCCCCGGCGATCACCGGTACGCTGTCGACGGCTGCTCGGGGCGATGCTGCCGCCTGTCCGGTCACCCGCCGTTCCGCCGCGGCGCGGGCGCCGGCCGAGAGCGAGCCGCTATAGTCAGTCGGAATTGTCAGCCGCGAGGTCGACGAAGAACTCATCATGCGTCTCCTTCGCCTGCTCCAGCGGGACATTGTCTGCGGCGCCGACGCCCATCGCGATCGTGACCAGGCCGTCGATGCGGCCGCGCGAGCGCTTCTTGTCGAAGGCCCGGTTCTTCTGTCCGTCGCTGATGAGCGCCGCGTTCGCCGCGCAGCTATAGGTGACCGGCGAATCGTCGATCACGATCGTCTTTTTCAGAATCCGGTCTTCCGTCCGCTCGACCGAGCGCGGCATGCAATATTGCCGGTCCTCGAACATCACGCGCGTTCCCTGCGCGTGCGGCACCATCTTGAGGCCCTGTCCTTCCGGCTCCTTCGGTCCCCGATAGCGCCAGGCTGGGAAACCGATTTCCTCGCAGGCGGCCTCGAAGTCAGCGATCTGCGCTGTGTCGAACACCAGCTCCACGACATTATGCCCGGCTGCGAGCTCGGCGACCTTTGCGGCGATGAACGTCTTGTCGATCGTCGCGCCATCAACCGCAGTCAGCCAGCCTTCTTCGACCCATTGTTCATAGGGCGCCTGATCGGCCTTGGCGCGATCAGGCAGGCCAACCTTGGTCGTCCAGTACCAGGTCTTCTGCCACAGCACGCCCGCGCCATCGCGCCATGTCGCGGTCAGCGCGGTCAGATCGTTCTTCTGACTGAGGTCCAGAGATAGCCAGCACGGGCAGCCTTTGAGCGCCGCAATGGTCTCGTCATCAATGACGTCGAGCACGGCTGCCCAATCGTCTTCGTTGATCCAGAAATCGGCCGCGCCGGTCGGGATGCCGAAATAGAGCCGTTTGACGCTGGACGCGGTCGACAGCCGCGTCTGCGCCGTCACCACCTCCTCGCGGATATTCGTGATCGGATAGGTGATACCCAGCGCTGGCAGCGCCTTGGCCCAGCAGGATTCGTTCGCGAACACCGTCTCGCGATCGGCCTTGTCGACCCGAGCGATGAAGCTGAAGGCGCTATCGTCCTTCACCTCGCCCTTGGCGATCGCCTGATAGCTGCCAGAATAGGACGTCCCGACGAGCTGCGCAGACGCTGGCGTGTTGGTGCCCAGGATCATCATAGCGTCGCCCGCGATCTTCGTTATCGCGCGCCGCCAGAGCTCGATTTGCGTGTCGACCTTGAACTCGTGGATCTCGTCGGCCAGCACCATGCGCGGGCGTGGACCGGACTGGGTTTCGCCGCCAGCGAGTGCCTTGAATATGGACTTCGTACTCGGGTGCTCGATTTTCCAGGCGTTATCGCCCTCGCCGCGGATGATGACCTCGCCGATCTCCTCCAGCGTCTCACCTTCGTCGCGATCGGGGATTTGCGCCCGGCACATGGCGACCGCGTCCTTGAAGAGGACGTTTGCCGTGTTCTTGTCGGCGGCGATCGAATAGACCTGCGATCGGGCGAAGCCGCACCAACCCATGGCATAGAGCCCGAGTCCCGCCATTAGCGGGGATTTTGCCTGTCCCTTTCCTGTCTCGATCCAAGCCGATCTGAAGCGCCAGCGCCCTTCAGCGTTGACCCAGCCCATCAGCGAGCCGGCGACGAACACATGATAGGGCAGCAGATGGAACGGCTTCCCGGCCGCCGGCCCGTCCGTGATCGTGAACAGCGCCGGAAAGAAGTCGATAACCCGCTGCGCCTTCTCCGGGCGCCAGAACAATCCCCGCTTCTCGCCGTCGCGCAGATCGCGGAGATGCCGCTCCGCTGCGTAACGGACCAGCTCGCCGACGACGAACTCGCCGCGGACCGCCGCCTGCGCCCAAGCCGTGACCGGATCGAGCGGCTCAGCCCGTCCGCGGCTTGAGGAACGCATCTGCGCCCGTGGTGCGCGTCACCTTCTTGGCCACCTTGCCGACGCCATTGCGCCGACGCGGCGACAGGCCGAGTTCGGCTTCGAGTGTGGCCGCGTCATTGGCCGCCTCACGCATCGCCTGGAAATGCGGGCTGAGCCGCGCGATGGCTCGCGGGCTGCCCCGCTTCGGCTTGAGCACCGCCCCGCTGTCTGCCACCTCGCGCGAGCAGCGATCATAGATCACATAGGCAAGCACAAGCCGCTGAATGGCGTGGCCATTTGATGGCGACAGCAGGTCGCGATCGCGCATCTCGACCGTGACCCGGCGCCAGTGCTGCTTGGCCACCTCGATTTCCAGCGGATCGCTGAGCAACAGCGACCAAACTGGCTCCTCGACGATCAGTCCGGTGCCCTCAATCACGTTCATAGCACATCACCCCCTTCGGGGGTGCCCCGAACTTTTATCCTCAAAACTACTCGCGGAGCACATGGAGGGCGGGGTCGGTGTCCGCCGCCGCGGCCTCACAGACTTTTGCCCCCCCCGGGGGGGGTGTCAGTCCCGACGCTGGTTCCATGGGTGGTCGGGCGCGGTCGGCCGGCCCGATCGGCTGACGCCGCGCGCCTTGATCGGAGCGCGATGCCCGAACTGCTCGGCCGTCACTTCGAGGTGATGCGCACCGCATAGGTTGCGGGTGTTGCTGTCCTCGTCGGAGCCGCCGAGGGCGAGCGGAACGATATGGTCGACGACGGTCGCGATCTCGGGCCGGCCAGCCGCAAGGCACATCTCGCATAGGCCATGCGTGCGGGCGAGGCGGCGACGACGCTGGGCGACGCCCGCGCTGCCACGAAGACGCTCGACCATCACCGCCGCCCCCGAAGCTGACGATGCAGGCGCCGCATCCGCGCAGCCAGCTCGGACTTGGCGAAATGGAAGCGCTCCGGGTTGTTCCAGTCCGGGCGCAGGCGCTCGATCGAGATGGAGATATCCAGCGCCTCGGCGGCCAGATCTGACTGGGAAGGCTGCGGCATGCGATCCTCCCCAGATACGACAACGCCCGCGAGCCGGTGGGCTGCGGGCGCTTGCTCAGGGCGTAATGCCCCATCTGCATTTCTTCTTACACTTAGGCGGACACCAGTCAAGAGGACTATAGTCTCCGCCATTGCGCGATCAGGCTGGCCGTGAACGCAACGCATGTCTTTGCAGCGGCGAGCGCCGACCGGTCGTTGTTGGCCAGCTTGGAGCCAGCCGTCCCGGCAGGTTCGTCGAAGCGGCAGACGTTCTCATAAACTTCCCAATAGGGTCGCGGCACGCGCGCCATCAGATCCTTCAAATCAACCAGCGCCTCCTGCTGAGACCAGCCGAGCGGAGCATCAACAATATCAGCCGTCAGATCGATCGCCCGCAACCCGCCTTCCGCCCGTATCCATAGGTTCTGCGTATAGCGGATAGCGCGCTGCTGCGGCTCGCCGAACATCCCATTGTGGTCGCTCGATATCCAGCGCTCGACGGCCGTTCCGCCCCGGTTGAGCAGGACTTTCACCATGGACATGCGCTTGCCGCCCAACGACCCATCAAGGTCGACCACCGTCGATTCCTCGTAACGGCCGTGCTGGGCCATAAAGGGGTTCACCAGCGGACGAGGTTCGGCCGCGGCCTGCTGAGATGTCTTCTGCTGCCGACGCCGTTCGCGTTCAGCCTGATCGACCGCCTTCCGCCGTTTCATCTCGGCTGCCAGTTCGGATATCGCCTTGATGTCCCTACTTCTCACCATGCCCTGATCCCCGCTCACCCTACTCATTACTCTGCCGCAATGCTGTCGATGGCCGATGACGCCGCATCGCCGAACGTCGTCACGCCCTTGTCCAATGGTGCTGATCCAGCCGCAGGCGCCGCTGACTCCTCGCCCAGCCGGTCCAAGCCGAACTCGGCCTTGATGGCGGCCATAGCCTCAGGGGTGAGGGGGTCATCTTCCAGGCGCCGGCGCTCGGCCTCTTCCTTCTCCGCCTGGGCGGCCAGCTTCTTCAGCCGGTACGCGCGCGCCTGCCGCGCATAGATTAGGGGGTTGATGAATGTCCGCAATTCGCCCGCTGACTTCGGGAAGAACCGTTTGCCCGGGGCGTTGCAGTAGGCGCGGCAGGCTGCCTCCAGGATGTCCAGCGGCACGTCGGCAACGTGGACGCGGAGCATCTTCAGCGTCGCCTCCGCCTCGGCCGCATCCTCCTGCTGCAGGATGGTCGCCGACCGCAGGCCGCGTAGCGTCCGCTGTCGCTCGTCGGCCGTCGACGGGGCCAGCGCAGCGAAGTGCGCGTCGGCTGCCGCACGGATCGCGGGCAATTGGCCCGGCCGGATCGGGAGGGAGTAGGCATGCGGGCCGCTGGCATCGAGCTCGTGCAGGTCAATCCATGACGGGATGGAAGCCGCCAGTTTCCCAGTCACGCTGATTGAGCGGGTCCCGGAATTTTCGTTCGCCAGAGTGATTTCGTTGGCCACGTCGATCGTCCTTGATGGGGTAGAGGCCCTGCCAGCCGTTGAGGGTGGATTGCTCGAGCACCTTGCCGGGCGGGTGCCCGTCCTCGGCCAGCCGGTGCAGTTCACGGATCGCCAGCTTGGCGGCATGTGGGCCCAGCGGTTTCTTGATCTGCTTCCGCATCGCTACGAAGCCGTCCCACTGCTCGTCGGTGACGCCCTCCGGTAGATCGGGGAGCGTCTCGACCGCAGAACGCGCTGGCGCCTTGCGCTTGCGCGTCTCCGAAGAAGGCGAAGCCTTCTGAGGTTCAGGTTCCAAGACAGGTTCCGTGTCCCGTTTTTGGGACTGTTCTGTGGGGAAAGTGGAACAGTTCCGTTTTTGGAACAGTTCCGTTTCTGGCACCGTCTCTAACGATCCCGTTTCCGGCACTGTTTCGACGGGGAGTGCCCAAACGATGATCTGTTTTGTATCGCCCTTGCGCCGGCCAGTGTCGGCGATTAGGCCGACAGCCTTCAGGCGCTGCTGGCCCGCAAGCACCGTCTTGCGGTCGAGCCCGGTGAACTCCACCAGCGACGCGACCGACGAGAAGCACTCGAAGCTGTCCTTTGATGCGGCATCAGCCATAGCCCAAAGGATCAGCTTGTCCGCTGGCCGTTCGGTTTTCTGTTTTCCTGCCCAGACGGACGCAACCGTGCTCATGCCGTCGGCGCCTCGCCGATGACGTTGTTCCCGCGCGAGCGGAGGATTTCGACCCAGTTGTCGAGATGGCCAGCCCAGCGAGCGCTGCATTCGAGCCACGGCTTATTCGGCACGCTGTCGGGCCACCGGCTGCGGTGGATGGCCGCGCAGATCGCGTCCACCGGATCGGCGCCCGCGTTCTTGGCGCGCACATAGGCGCGGACGTGGATCTCCTTAAGGTAGCTCACCCCAAGCAAGGCCTCGACCACATCGTCTTCGCTGCCGGCAAAATAGCTCATGCGCTGGGCGCTGCCTTGTCCTTGGCCGCCTGTTTGGCAGCATAATCTTCCCGCAGGCGCGCCGTGGTGGCGTCCCGCAGGGCCTTCCATTCGGAATCGTGCCGGGCATGACCGAGCTTCGCCGCACGCGCGCGATCGGCGCGGATGATCGCCGCCGGGTTTGAGGCCCGGCGGAGAAGTGCGTTTCTGATGCGGTCGAACATGCCTCAGTCCCTCCGGATCAGTGCAGGCCGAGTGCGTTGCGATAGGTCTCGAGAAGGGCATCCGCCTCGTCGCGCGCGTCCTTTTCCATCCGGCGCAGGCGGATGATGGTCTTCATCGTCTTGACGTCGAAGCCCTGGCTCTTGGCTTCCAGGTAGACGTCCTTGATGTCGTCCAGCATGCCTTTCTTCTCTTCCTCAAGGCGTTCGACGCGCTCGAGGAACAGTCGCAGCTGATCCGCCGCGATGTTGCCGTCGCTCATGCTATTTCCCTTCCGTTGGTGAGAGAGGTGGTCAAAGCCGGCAGGGCATCAGGACGCCCGTCCAATCTGGGTCTGCCGGGTTTTTGATCAGCGCAGGGCCGGTCGCGTCCGCCGCACTGAGCACGAACTCATCACCGCCGGCGGCATCGATCATGTCGATCAGGTGGGAGCCGCTGAATCCAACCTCCCACGGCTCGCCTGAGTGCTGGCAGCTAATGCGGACCGCACTGGCGATGCCGCTGACATACTTCGCGCTGACGGTCGCCCCCTCGCTGTCAAAGTCGAGCCGAACCGCCCGTACGTCCTTGGACCCGAATGACACAGCCTCCAGAGCGCGCCGGAATTCGGCCGACTTGAACAGGAACGACCGCCCTGATTCGGATGGGATTACGCGGGCATAATCCGGGTAGGTGCCGTCAATCAGCTTCGTCGCGAGGGTGACGGATGCGTTGCCAGCGCGCAGCGAGAAGTGGGCGCGGCTCACACCCTTCCGCTCTGGTGCGGTGCTGTCCTCACGGTTGCGCAACATGCCGGTGCCGACGCGGAACGCGATGCCTGGATCTGCCGCACCCGCCTTGTTGCCAATCATCTCCAGCAGGAGCCGGATCGCCTTCCGTGGGATTATAATCCCCTCCAAGGCTCCGGAGGCGTCTGGGATCTCAAGATCTATGACGCTGAGGCGATGTCCATCCGTTGCGACGGCCCGGAACGTGGTGCCATCGATATGATGGAGATATATGCCGTTCAAATAATAGCGGGTTTCCGCCTTCGAGATGGATGCCGCTATCCGGCGCAGTGAGCGCAACTGCTCATGGCTTAGCGTGGCCGTGAATTCATCATGCGCGATTAGTTGGCCCGACAGCGGAAAATCGTCGGCCGCGATGTTGCTGACGACTTCGACCGATAGCGTGTCGGACGCGAGCGCGAATTTCCCCTCGGCCGGCTCCAAGGTGACGTCGGAGCCGCCGCCGGCCTTCACGGCCCCGATGATCGAGCGGTAGTCGGGAATGAGGAAGGTCGCCTCGGCGCTGCCTGCGCGCGGCACCGATGCCGAAACCAGAACGTCCAGGTCCGTGCCCGTCGCCTCGAAAACGCCATTGGCGCGGGCGTGGATCATGCTGAGGGTCGGTATTGTTTTGTTGTTCCGCTCGATGCACTTCCCGGCGAGGGAAATGGCGTGGCGGAAGTCGCTGCTCGAAAGCGAGATTGCTTCGCTGTTCTGCATGCTCAGTTCCTTTCTTCGTGGGTGGTGAGGGGAGGGAGAGGCGGTCACGCTGCCGCGTCCGCGAACAGGTTTCCCTGGCGCTGCGCGTCCTCGATGCGGCGGCAGGCGATGTCGAAGTAACGGGCGGCCTTCTCGATCCCGATGAACTGACGATGCGCCATTGCCGCCGCGACACCGGTGGTGCCGGAGCCCATGAAGGGGTCGCAGATAAGCTCTCCAGCGCTGGTGAAATCGGCCAGAATCTCCGACATGAGGCGCCGGGGCTTCTCAGTCGGATGCTCGCCGTGACGCTCCGGATTGTTGACCAGGTGGGTGTAGACGCCGCGCTTTCCGCCAGCGTTCCAACGTGCATAACCTTGGCCGGCCCAAGCGCAGACGAAGTTCTCTGCACCTTGAGCCGGACCTTGCCCGTTGAGCTGCGGCGTTGAATCCGGCTTAACCCAGACGCAGGCACGCTTATATTTCATCGACGATGGATTGATGCAGTCTGCCCACTTGGCGACGCCTTCGGGCGTGCAGAAAACGATGAACCAGCCGTTGCAAACATCTGAGGCGAGGCGAACGAAGTCCTCTCGGATGTCATCGATCGGTGCGAAATCGAGGCCCTTCAGTGCGGCACCACGATCGCGTCGAATGCGCCCTTTTAGGCTGTTCTTCGCGGCATGAAGCGACGCCTCATAGGGCGGATCACAGATGATGTGATCGACGGCGACAAGAGTCGGCAGGATCTCGCGACAATCACCCAGATAGAGCGTGGCGTTGCCGATATGCTCGACGCGGGCGCCCATCAGTACCGGCTCGCCAGATCGCGCTGATGCTTCTCGCGCATCGCAGCGGCATTGCGAGCGACTTCACGCTTGCCCTCGGCCTGCATCTCGGCCTCGATCACCGCGCGCGCCTCGGCGCTCGTCAGCTTCTTTGTGTTTACGAGCCGCCGATATTCGTCGCGATATGCCTCCGGGATGTGGCCGATCATTCGCAAGGTGCGCTTGCGGCCGGAAGACGCCCGGTGCGGTGCGAGATTGGCGCGTGCTGTCTCGGCGTGCCTCGCTCGAACCAGGGGATCTGCCAACCGAGCTTTCTGCGACGCGCTGATTTTTGCGCGGACCTCTGGCCGTTTCATCGTTTCGATATGCGCGCAGCGGCGACAGCGCCCCGGCCCCCTGGAGTCGCAGGCGTCCTTCTTCATGCAATTCGGGCGCAGGTTTCCCGCCGCTCCCACGTCCATCGACGCAGGAGCGCTGTTCGCTCCATTCATCGTCAGTCCCTCCCGCCGGGTCCCCCGGCGCTTAAGTCCTCAGTCGAAAATCAGTCGTCGCGGGCGCGGCTGCTGAACGGCGTCAGGATCATGATCATCTCGTCCGCGTCGTCTTCCAGCTCGCCACGGTCCGTGTGGCAGTAGCGGCCATCGAGGCCGCGTTTCGCGAACTCGGCGGCACCGGAAACCAGCTTTGACACGACCGATGCCGGAGCATCTTCGGCCGGGTTCAGATCGCGCGCGCCCTGGCCGACTGCCCCCAGAAGCTTGTTCGTGAATTCGACGCCGATGAAGTGGCAGAGGATCATCAGATGCCCGCCCTTGGGCCGGCGGCGGTTCTCGACCGCGTTGGCGATCCAGCCACTCACGGTGCGCGCCGGAATGCCGGTGCCCGTCTCGATGTCCTCGACCGAGAAGCGGCGCCCCTGGCCGATGAACAGGCCCAACGTGCGGTGGATATGATCGTCCGCCGCTTCCGGCGAAATCAGCGCTGTGTGCGACGCAGCATTGTTCCGGGTGCGCATCTATCTATTATCCCCATGATCATCGCCCAGCATCGAGCGGAAATCTTCCAGCAGCCCGTCCAGAAGGGTGATGGCGAGCCATGTCACACCCGCCCCAACGGCGCCGCAAATCCCGTACAGCGCGGCGAGCGCCGTCACTTCCGTCATGCCGTGGCTCCCGAATGATGGATGTCGCCCTTCCAGCCCCGGCGGCGCAGCTCCGCCGCCAGATCGGCGTTCGAGAAATCGCGCAGGCGGAACTCCAAAGGCTCGACCAGCTCGACAGAGCGGTGGGCGAAGGGGTGGATGCGGATATAACCAAGCGCCGCCAGGGTCTGTCGATGCTCGGATACCCTGGAATGGGCGATGTGCAGCTTGGAGGCCAACTCGCGGAGCGAAAAGTCCGTCCCGCCACTGCGGTAGATGTCGAGCAGCTCTTGCTGCTTGGGATTGAGGGGCTTCATGCGGCCTTGACCTCAGCGCTGGCTGGGACGGGACGGTACGTGGCCATGAAGTGGCGGACCTTGGCCTCCGTCTCGGGCCACACGCGCCGCCCCGCGCGCAGTTGCCCAACGAAATGCGGATCGCTGAGCGCCTTCCGGCCAAAGGTAATAGGCGACATGCGATGGTGAGCTACGAACTCGTCGATCGCGTCGATCAGCGGGGTCGGTGTGGGCTTCATAACGGCGGTGTAAAGTAGGACGTATCCTACCGTCAAGTCTAGAACGTAGGACAAATCCCAGTATGGCAACAGCCAGTGGTGTGTGGGAAACGTCCCACATGCAGAATTCCACGCCAGAAAAAGAGGAGACGCCGCTTCAGCGTTTTGTGTCGCTCGCCCTTGCCGCCGCCCCCAAGCCTCGGGATCACTATGACCGGATGATCCAGGAACGCACAGGCACCAAGGGTAAGCCGATCTATGACATTCAGAGAGGGAAAAGCCTTCAGCCCTCTCTCACGACATTGCAACATATCGCAGAAGTGCTCGGTCAGCCGATTGATCGGCTGACCGCTGCAGCGGCTGGCCAGCTCGTCACGCCTGTGGAGCCAGTAAGAGGCGCCGACCGGGAAGAGGCTGGGCAGCCGTCACGTTCGTATGCGCCCAGTCCAGACATTCCGCCTACGAGATCGGCATCGGATGGTGATGGGGCGATCGATATTCGCCAGGTCGATCTTGCTTATGCCATGGGCGACGGGGCGAATATCGAGGATTATCCCGAAGAGGGAACAATCAAGTTCGATCCCAACTTTCTGCGCGTTCTTACACGTTCCCCGGCCGATCGGCTCTTTGTCGCCCGCGGCGATGGCGACAGCATGATGCCGACGCTCATCAATGACGATATGGTGCTGATCGATACCGCTCAGCGCCGCCTCAATATGCAGGACCGTATTTGGGCGGTCAGCCTACACGGAGCGGGAATGATCAAGCGCCTTCGAGTGATTGATCATGAGACAGTGCATGTCATCTCGGATAACCCCAATGTGCCGGGTCAGGAGGTTGCTGCCGAAGACCTGTTCATTGTGGGGCGAGTTATATGGATAGGACGGAGAATCTAATTGACGGGAAGCCTTCGCTCGGCTGAACCTGCCTAATCTGGAAATATGTTGCAGAAGTAGTCACTTACCTCGGGGGGGGGAGCGGTGATCGATCAGCTTGAGTTGAGGCGTGTAAATACACCTATCAGCCTATATTTCGGCTTGGCAGAAGGAAGAACGGCTGATTTGGAGGTGGTTGCGGAGGCGGCCATTGCCTGGGTTGCTGCGCTTCGGGAATTAGCCTTCGTTGTTGATCCCAGCGTTCAGTTGGTGGTTGAAATTGTCGACGGCGATCGCGGCAGTCTGTGGCTTAACACAGTGCTCACATTCTTTGAGCGCAAGCTGGAGAAAATAGAGCGAGGGTCATCTAAATATCCTCGGTTGCACGCCTTGGCGAGGGCTTTGGCGCTTATCGTGATCACCACTCCAATAGCCATGACTGTCGAAAGCATATGGAGTTCCGTGACGAGCGACAATCCTGGAGTAGAGTTATCACCAGAAGAAAGAGAACTGCTGGCGCGGGATATTGCCAGAGCGCTGCAGCCGAATGTTGCAAAGTCGCAACGTCGCCAATTTTTCCAAGCAGTAGAGAAGGACTCTCAGATTACTGAAGTTGGAGTTTCCTCAGTCCCTGACACGAGGCCCGCCTTCGTTGTTCCTCGCGGTATCTATCAAAAATACCTGCTCACGCCCGAAGTAGACGAGATTGAAGAAAAGTCTCGCAAGTGGTCTGAAACGTGGGAGGTTACTCTGGTAAGTCCTGTTCTTGAAAATGCAGAGAGAAGCTGGCGATTCAGGCGTGAAGGGATGCCAGAGTTTGGTGCAGTGATGAAGGACCGTGAATTCCTTGCTGCAATTGAGAGGGCTGAAGTTCACGAGGAATTGCGTCAGGGGATCAAAATGACAGTGACTCTAACGTTCAAAGATAAATTTGAGAATGGGGTGTGGGTTACGAAAGAGCGAAGCGTTGTTGAAGTGATCAAGCCGCAGTTGCACCGCGCGAGACTACCCCTCTGAACTGCCAGCACGATAGAAGATGGAAATGAGCACCGTTAGCGCGAGAACGGAAATTATCCATGTTGTAAGCGGTGACAGTCGTTCAAAACCGAGCAGGGCAACGGTAGCTGCGGCCGTTATGCCGGCGCTATACAACCGCCGGCGGCGTCGATCCGCGGGTAAATGGCGCGACATTGAACAACGTTCCTTTATCGTTCCCAACGGCAGCTCGATGCTGCTATGCGCCCGCAGGCGAACAAATCAAGATCGTATGATAAAGTCTTGCCCATTCACGGCCTGAGCCTCGCAGTCGTAGGTGCTGATTTCCCGAATCGAAGGGGCCCAACTCGTCGCTTCGAAATCGCGGCATGCCGCCCAGGCGATCCAGTTGAGCTTGTCCCGGAACCTAAGAATCCAGCAGATCCACGTGCCGTAATGGTACTTAGCGCACGCGGCGTCCAAATGGGCTATCTTACGGCGGAACGGTGCGGGTGGATCGGCCGCATGATCGCCGATGGCCGCGAGCTACGGGCCATCTTTCAGGAATCGACCAAGTATGGAGCGGTAATCCGGGTCGCTTTCGACGGGGTCGATCCCGTTCTGCCTGAAGCGCAGCCTAGGCCGCACTCATACGACGATGATAGCGGCTTTTGGCCGGACTACATTCCACCGGACGACTGAAGCTCGCGTCCTACGTATGCCGTGGGACGTATCCTACTAATTTATGTTGACAAGGTAGGACGCGTCCTACTACGATCCTCCCATCAGCCACCTGATGCCGCCCAATGACGGGCCCGCAAGACGGTGGTTTCTCTGATGGGAGGGCACGGTGGCAGAGGCCGCAGTCAAAATTGCAGACGATGTCGCGGAGGTCCTTCGCTCCGCTGTTGCAGACGGTAACGTTGTGCGCCTTCCTGCGCGCCAGCTTGATAGGAAGCTCTATCAGGCCACGGACAAGGTTCTCCAGGCTCTTGGGGGTAAGTGGAACACGAAGGCTAAGGGCCACGTGTTCGCGAACGATCCGGCTGAGAAATTGGCCTCGGCGCTGTCCAGCGGACGCGCAGTCGACGAGCTGCTGACTCGAAAGAAAAGCCTGCAGTTTTTTGAAACCCCTGCCGATCTGGCTGGTCGCCTGTGCGACGCCATCAAGATCGGCCCGTGCGACATCTGCCTTGAGCCGAGTGCGGGACATGGCCGCATTGTGGCCGCGATGCGTGAACGGTTTCCCTTCAGTGTTGAGGCCGTTGAAATCGACCCAGATAACTGCGCCGTGCTCCGCGAGCAGGGCAAGGTTTCTGTCGGCCGCCTGCACTGTGCTGACTTTCTGGACTGGGCCGTCTCTGAGGAGGCGTATCGGCCCAATAAGATCGCGATGAACCCGCCTTTCACGCGCAATCAGGATATCCGTCACGTTCGCCATGCCTTCAATGTGCTGGCGCCGGGCGGACAGCTCGCGGCCATCGTCAGTGAGCATGGCTTTATCGGTCAGGAACGAGAGACGGTCGAGTTCCGCGAATGGCTGACTGACGTCCGAGCCGATGTCGAAATTATTCCCGCTGGAGCCTTCAAGGAAAGCGGAACGGCGATCCAGACGCGCATGATCCTGATCCGGAAGGCACGGTAATGGCGGTCACCGAGACCATTGCATTCGAAGATGAGGCGAGGGCGCTAGAGGCGCTGTCCGCCGCCGGCTTCTCGGTCGGCCCGGTGTCGCTGGGGCTCCCGAGGGGCATTCGCTTCGGCTCGCACCAGATCCCGACATGGAAGCATGTTCGGCATACCGACCGCCTCGCCATGGATGGCGAGTTCCACGGGGTGCGCGTCGGGCCGGTGAAGATCCTCGTGTCACCGGCCTTGTCCGATGAGGCGGCGGCAGCGTTCGACCGCGTTCGTGCCGCCGCGGCCCAGCAGGTGGCGGCATGACCCGCGCCCGCATTCTCACCGTCGCCGGCGCCCTGCTGACGGCCACCGGTGTCTGCCTCTCCCACTATGCAATCACGCACCCGCTCGAGTGGGGCGGGATCGTCGCGATCACCGCGTCGATGGCGGCCTATCCGGCGGCAGCCGTCGCCCTGGCGGTGCGCTGATGATCGTCGACGCCATGACCCTCCTGGCCAACCGGACCGTCTATCGCGGACCGGTCCAGCGCGTGCCGCATGACCCGGCCGCAGTCGTCATTTCCAGCTCCCCCCTGCCTCGGGCGCGCTCCCCCCGCGCGTCAGATTCCCCAACCTCCGGGTCGGTCGTCGAGGCCGGCCGACCCGGGCAACCGCGTGACGGGAGATCGGCATGAGCCTGTTAGGCGAGCAACTCCCCGGAACGGATGAAAATGGTCCCGGATATAATCTCGTGCTTGAGCTTCTTCTCAGCGGAGAGGCGCACGCGCTCGGAATTGGCTTCAAGCCAGTCGCTGAACTCTTCTGCTGTCACCCGTTCAACGTGGAGGTCATCTTCGACCGCCTCGCGAGACACCATCACGCGCATTTTCCGGTCGCCATTCGTGAAATCAATGCCCAGCCGCTCAGGTGCATCCATGGTTGATCGCTCCATTTCCTTCGGTGCGCCCATGGTGCGCAGGCTTCTTGTTACGCGCAAGCCGAAGGTGCCGGCATGATCCGCGTCGACATCCGCCCCCGCCGTAAGAACAGCCAGCGCGCTAAGGAGGCGAAGCGCTGTCCGAGCCACCTTCAATGGCTCCGCGGCCGCCCCTGCGCGCTCGCCCACCATGGCGGATGCGAGGGACCGATCATCGCCGCCCATGTCGATTTCCTCGGCGCCAAGGGCATGGGGACCAAGACAGAGGACTGGAACACGATCCCCCTCTGTGACGGGCACCACAAGGCCCAGCATTCCAAGGGGTGGCAGACGTTCCAGGCCATGTTCGATTTCGACGCGAGCGCGCTGGCGGTCGAATATGCCGAGCGGAGCCCGCACCGGTCGAAGTGGGACGGGCAGGGCGCATGAGCCGCACCACCATCTCGCAGGCGGCGCTAAACGCCATGCCTCGCGTCGCACCGTCGCAGCTTTACGGGTCGGAAGTTGCCAAGACATATCCCGTCGGGCCGGCCGGAATTCGGATACCGGATGCCTGCGCCGTCTTCCGCAAGACGGTCGATCCCGGCTTGCTGTCAGACATCGTCCGCGTCGCCGAGGTAGATTACCGGGCCAAGCATCTGCCGGAGGAGCAGAGGCAGGCGACGACGGCAATGCTCGTCCAGTGCCTCCGGGCCCGCTTCCCGGCGGAGGATATGGAGATTCTGGCGCGGTATGGCTACGCCACGTCGGTCACCCGGCTCCCCATACAGATCAGCTTCGGGGATCATGAGGACACCGAATATTTCGAGCTGGCTGGCGCGGTCCTTCGCCCGAAGGAAGCGGCGGGCATCGTGGTTGATCTGGGCGGGCGACTGCGGCCGGGGCCGAGCCATCTGACGGCACCTGCCGAGGTGGAGCCCTATTTCCAAGGCCTGATCCGGCACCGGCGGCTGAAGAAAACCGCATTCGATGCGGCGCGCCTTTTCCCAGGCCGGTTCCGCACCCACGAAGGCCGGTTTCCCCGGTGGTTCGAGATCGAGCGCGAATTCCCCCTGATCGGCGCATGGCTCGCCGAACAAAGGGCGTCTCTCTGATGTCCCCGCTCCCTCCGCCCGCCCCGTCTGAGGATAGCTGCGTGATGAGCGACATCCCCATCCTCGATCTGTTCAGCGCCGCCGCCGGCGGATGGTCGCTCGGCATGCATCGGGCCGGCTTCCGCACCGTGGCCGCCTGCGAAGCGGTCGAATGGCGCCGTATCCTCTACGCCGAGAACAATCCGGGTGTCCTGCTCTATGACGATGTTCGAACCCTTACGGCAGACCGACTTCGCCGAGATCTTGGATATCTTCCCGCAGTCATCGTCGGGAGCCCGCCCTGCCAGGATATCAGCTCGGCCAATACCAAGGGGCTCGGCGTCGAAGGCGAGCGGTCCGGCCTCTATTTCGAAGCCATCCGCATCATCGGCGAAATCCGTGACCTCGCCCGCGAACGTGGAGAAAGCGGAGCTCGTTGGTTCGCTCTTGAGAACAGCGCTAATCTCCGAACTCGGGGCGCGGACGCCGTCCTCGCTGCGCTGGAGGCAATCGGCTACTCCTGCTGGGCGGTCGTGGTTCGTGCTGGCGACATCGGAGCCAATCACGAGCGCCCCCGGTCATGGCTCATTGGCTGCGATCTCGAGCAGGTTGCCGACCCCGATGGCTTCGGACGGCATGAGGGACGGAGCCGGCGGGGGAGCCGGATCGACATATCCGTTCCGCAGGATTCTTGCCACGCCGCGGAAGACGGATGCGGACAGGGGTTTCCGGGGCGACGTGCTGGCGCAGTTGCAGGGACAGGCAAGCCGGCATGCGGGAATGCTGCCTACGCCCACGAAGCCGAACGGCGGCCGCATGAACTCGCCGGAAACGATAGCAACTGGCAAGCGCGCGGATGGCACGAAGGTGCAAATCAGCTTGGAATCGTACATTCGACAGGCGGAGCGACACGAAACGCTCCCGACCCCGACCAAGCGGGACAAGCGGGACAAGCGGGACAAGCGGGACAAGCGGGACAAGCGGATGGATGCATGGTCCCCCGCCTACGACAAGCGGAAATCGCCGACGATGGACGCCGTGCTGGACGGAGCGATGACGGGTCGCGCATCGGACAAATGGCAGTATGCCCGCCAGATAGCGGCGATGCTTTCGGCGGCCGGGCTGACTGGACCCTCGCAGACCTTGCCGATCACCTACGGCTGGATGATGGGCTATCCGCCTGGGTGGCTGGCACGCGCGTTGCGGTCGGCGGTGGAAAAGGGACTTCTGCCGCAAGCCTCATCGTCGAAGCGTTCGGCGACGCCGTCGTCCCCCAAATCCCCGAAGCCATAGGCCGCGCGATCCTCCGCACCGAGGAAGCGCTTGCGGCTGTCTATCGCCGCGAAAGGATAGCCGCATGACCACCCCCGACGTGGCAATCACCGACGCGCAGATGCAGGCGCTGGAGGAGGCGCACCGTGCCACGAAAGCCGCGTACCTCGCTTACCAAAACGAGCGCCTGTCTGGCGAACGGTTGGCGGCGTGTGTCGTATTGAGCAATGCTGCGAATAATCTGAGCGACCTCACTTTCCGTTACCTCCCCGCGCTGATCGCCCGCGTCAAGGCGGCGGAGGAGTTCACAAGCCTGATCAACGCCCTGCGCGCCGACGAAGGTGATGCGGTGATGATCCTCTGCGACAACCCCGATTTCAACGGCCTGCCGAACAGCGCGATCGAATGCAATGGCGGCTGGACCGACTGGCGGGACAGGCGCTTCGCCGGCGACACGCTGATCGACTGCCTCCGCGCCGCCGTATCGGCCCGCGCCGCCCTCGAAGGACAGCCGAAATGACTGACGTAGCTCGGTATACCTTGCCGGACGGGCGCGAGTTCGCCGTACCGGACCCCTACTATCTCGCCTCCTGCGACGCATGTGGCTGGGTTGGCTCGTCCGAAGAGTGCGGGACCGATTACTGGGGCGACTGCGGCGATGTCTTTTGCCCGAAATGCTATAGCGACGGCGCAGACTGTGGCCAGGTCGCGGAAACCGCCGTGATGGAGCCCCGAAATGACTGACGTAGCTCGAATAGCTGCGGGGCTGAGCGAGGCGCAGCGGCGGGCGCTCATGGCGTTCCGTGATACAGAATATACCCCGAGCGCCGACACGCTTGCTGGGCGGTGCGGATATAAACCGGCGCGCCACGGCCGCTTAGCACTGACAAAATCGCTTCGGTCTCTTGAGATCAAAGGGCTCGTAGGACGGATTTCTCCTGCCGATCGATGGTGTACCGCCGGGTGGAACCTGCGCCCTCTCGGCCTCGCCGTCCGCCAGCACCTCATGGAGACGCGCAATGACTGACGAAGCACTGCCGATAACCATCGTGTTCTCTGCCGGATACCTCGATGGCGTTATGGAAGGCGAACCGGCTGAGGTCCGCAGGCAGTGGCGCACCATTCGCCAACATGTCCGCTCCCAAGCCGCCCGGATCGCGGAGCTGGAGCGGGAGCGGGACACCGCATTCTCGGATGCTGCCCTGTACGCCAAGGCGCTGTTCAAGATGCGCGACATGCTCATCGCAGTGAACGACGAGTTAGAGGACGAAGGCGATCGGGTTTACCTCGGCAGCACCAACCATGCCGATCTGATTCGGGATGCGTGGAATTTCGCTGATAATCTCCAATGGGAAGAGATCATCGAGAAAAATCGGCCGCGCACTTCATATCGCGAGGCGCTGGACTGCCAGATAGCCCGCGCCAATGCCGCCGAAGCCCGGGTCGCCGAACTGGAGCGCGAGCGGGACGAGTTGCTGGGAGCAAAGAACTTCCCAGACCCGAGCCGGCTATCAGGATATTGCCGGCGCGCGCCCGCCGCCGAAGCGGAGCGCGACCGACTGCGGGAGGCTCTACGCCCGTCCCCCACCCAGCCCGGCAGCGGGGAGGATGCGTGATGACGCAGGAAGAGAAAGCAGCGGTGGAGCGGGTGCGCTTCCTGATCGAGGAGCTGGAGGTCTCAGGCTACGCCGATATTAGCGGCGTCGATGAGGTTTACCTCCGCGTCCTCCTCGCCATGGTCGAGCGGGATCAGTGGCAGCCGATCGAGACGGCCCCGAAGGATGAAGTGCTGCTCTATTTCCCGGAGATAGTGAAAGGCTCGTTCGGGCAAAGCAGGCTTGCGGCGATGATGAAGGTTGGGCGCGTTGCCGACTTCCCGTTCCGACAGCCTACCCACTGGCGTCTCCCTCAACCACCGGAGGCCCGATGAAAGACGAACTCATAGCGCTGGCTGAGGAAACGCAAGGGCGGGTGTATCAGCTGGACCGATATGTCCGAGGCGATCTGATGGCAGAAGGCGCCAAGGTGCGCGCGTCCTCCGAAGTAGAAGCGATGGACAAGGCGGCAAGGCTATTCGCAGACAGCCCCGACAGCGCCTTTAAGCTCCGCGCCCGCGCAGCCATGGAGGCGGGCAATGGATAAGCCCAAGCGCATCCAGCTTTCCCGCGCGAAGGGCTGGCGCATGCCTCCGAACACCGTGAAGGTGGATCGGACCACGAAATGGGGAAACCCGTTCGTCCCCGGAAAGCCGGCGCCTTTCGGACCAACCAAGGGGGCCATCGTGGCGGACAAGCGCCATGCCTTCGTGCTGTTCCGCTCGCTAGCGCCGCTCGACGCCAAGCTAGTCGCCGCAGCCCGGGCCGAACTCGCCGGGCGGAACCTGGCATGCTGGTGCGGCAAGCCTGACCCCTACGAGGACGCCTGCCACGCGGCCGTGCTGCTGGAACTGGCGAACGCGGAGGAGGTCGCTGTGCTGAAGGAGGCGATTGGTGGGTGAGGATCAGGTGAAAAAGATCGCGGCCGAATTGAACGAGGGCGCCCGTCTGGCCCTCCTCGCTTGGCCAAAAGGGACACCGACATGGTTTGATGTCGTCGAATGCACGCCCCGCAACGCCCTCGGCCGTTTTAGAGGTTATAGGCAAACTGTTTTACCATTGGAGCAGGCCGGACTGGCCGAGCATGATGGCGGCCGACTATTGCCCGACGGCAGGCGTGAATCTCAGCGATACCATCTCACCCGGCTTGGCCATCGCGTCCGCGCCTATCTGCGGGGCCACCCATGATCGCCCTCGCGCTAGCCGCCATCATCGTGCCGGCGGGGCAGACGTTCGCGGGTCCGGTGGTGCGCATCCACGATGCGGATGGACCCTATACCGTCGCCACGGCGCAGGGGGTGGTCAAGGTCCGCTTGCAAGGGGTCGGCGCCATAGAGGCCGACGGGACCTGCAAGACGAACCAGCCCTGCGGGGATCGCGATCCGGGCGTCGCGCTGCGCACCGTCCAGCGGATCGCCCTGGGCAAGCGCCTGACGTGCGTGGCGACCGGGCGGAGCTACGGGCGGACTGTGGCCTGGTGCGAGTTGCCGAGTGGTGAGCCGCTGTCCTGCGCTGTCATCGCCTCCGGGGCCGGGGTGCGGTGGGATCGATATTGGCCGCGAGGGAGGCGGTGCATATGACTGAGAATGACCGCTTGGTCCGCTTGCCGGAGGTTATGAACCGAACCGGCCTCTCGCGGACGACTATCTATCGACGGATGGGGGAGGGGACGTTCCCTGCGCGGGTGCCGCTTGGGCGTAACTCGGTGGCGTGGTACGAATCCGACATCCGAGTGTGGGTGTCGAATCCGACTGCCTGGATCAAGGCGGCCTGACGAATTTATCCCTTTTGTGTGGCGCCAAGCAGGTCTCTCGCTGGCGCCATCCCCTCCATCAGAAGGTCTCCCCATTCCTGCGCTAGCTCGCGCCGGCGCGGCATATAGGCCGCTCGGTTGTAGGCTCCTTCCGATCCGGACACGCCTTTGGGGATATGGGCGAGGAACAGGTCTATGATTTCCCGATCTTTGTCCCGCCCAGCGCGCTCTGCGCGCTCATTCATCACTGTTGAGAAAGCTGCACGCCAGCCGTGCGGCACGTGCCTCCCCTGATAGCCGACGCGATTATAGGCGTAAGCGATTGTGTTTTCCGACATCGGCCTGTGTGCATAGCGGATTGCCGGGAAAACATAGCTGGCCCGGCTGGTCAGCCGCCGCACTACGCGCAGGACATCGATCGCATGCGTCGACAGTGGGATGATATGCTCGAAAGCGACCTCGTCCTTTTTATCCTTCTCGAGCTTCATTCGATCGGGCGGGATGCGCCACAGCGGATCGTCCGTCTCGCACGTCTCCCAGTCGATACCCTCGAACTCGGCCCAGCCGATCGCACGCGCAACGCCCGGGCGAGGAACGGTCAGTGCCACAAAACGTGAAGCAAGCTTGGTGATGACATTGGCTGTGGATAGCGGCCCCTCCACCTCCTTCAGGAGCTGACGGAGCTTCTCCATCTCCAGAAGCGCAGGCATCTTCGTTTTCTTCGGCATTGGCTTCAGCACCGCACCCACCTTGTCGGCCGGATCTGCAGTGACGAGGCCGGACGCGCCAGCGAACACGAATATCGCGGAGATGCGCTGCCGGAGGCGATGGGCCGTCTCGACCGCGCCGCGCCGCTGCACACCCTTCAGCAGATCAACAACCATCGGGATATTGATCTCCGCGATCGGCAGGCCACCCCACGCGTCGAATATATCGCGCTCCAGGCTCTCGATCACCGTCTCTGCGTGTGCTGCCGACCATCGCGCCTTCTGTTCCTCGTGCCACTCGCGCGCGATTTTCTCGAATGTTTGGTCGGCGCTGCTGATCGCGGCAGCCTTCTCCTGCTTCCGGACGATCGCCGGGTCCTTGTGTTCGCGCAACAGCTTGCGCGCGGCGTCACGAAGATCGCGCGCCTCGGATAGCGAGATCTCAGGATAAGCGCCGAACGTCAGGAGCTTTTCCTTTTTCGCGAACCGATATTTGAACCGCCACGATTTGTAGCCGGTGGTCGTCACGAACAGAAATAGACCGAGAGAGTCGGAGAGCTTATAATCTTTCTCGGCGGGCCGCGCTTTCCGGGCCTGTGCGTCTGTTAGTGCCAT